ATGCCTGCCCCCGTCGTCCTGATCCTTGCGGCCGGGCGTGGAGAGCGCTTTCTCGCCTCCGGGGGAAATACCCATAAGTGTATCGGCTGGCGTCAGTCCCCGGAGGTTGCGCCTTATCGCTGGCCATTTGAAGAAAACGGGAGAACTTTCGACCTTGCGATTGAACCGCAGATTACGACTAATGATCTGCGTCTGATGTTGAGGCTGGCTCTTGCCGGCGGAGGAATAACAATTGCCACTCAGGAAACTTTCAGGCCATATATTGAAAGCGGTAAGCTTGTATCGCTGCTTGATGACTTTCTTCCACAATTTCCAGGCTTCTATCTGTATTTCCCACAGCGTCGCAATATTGCACCAAAGCTCCGCGCCCTGATTGACCACGTCAAGGAATGGCGGCAGCAATTGGCTTAAATGTCTGCACCTGCATTGCCTGATGTCAGAACAGTATTTTGATGAATTGCCAGGGTTACAATGGCACAAATACGGCACAGGAGGAAACGTGGTGTATTTAAATATGGGGTAACTACTTGATTTAAATGGTGCGATAATAGGAACAAATTGTAGAAATCAACACATTGATATGTATATAAAAAAACTATTACGCAATCATTAGATACCCCCAAAAGTACCCCCAGACTTGCTTGTTGCTATCTAAATTGTTTAAAAAACATTCTATTGTTGTTGATACCACAATGTAAGAACCGCCTTGAAGCACATCAAGTAAGTTAGACGTCAAAATTGCACTTAGGGAATTTGTGTTTCAGGCCCAACCTTAGTGATGTTTGCCGTACAGCTCCCTTTATGATCATCCTATGATAAAGTTAAGCTCCCTTCGAAAGGAGACCGAAATGACGATAACGGCCTATTCTAGAAAATTTAAGCGTGAGCTGGATGCTAAGCAGTTGGAAAACCTTTTCGAACGTAGCAACTCAGATCCTTCTCTAAGTTTTAGAGATTTTGTTAAAGAGGATGTTGAATGCCCGGCATGCAATGTTTCTGGTGGTTATTACGTTTCGGAAGGAAGATCTCTCAGTAACGGCAAAGTTGTAAAGCAAGCACACTTTGCATTTCGAGACAATCTAGGTAAAGACTCTCACCTCCCATTTTGTGATTTTTATACTGGCGATGATAAGTTGAACGTTGTTTCAAATGAAGGCCAAATTGATTTTATGCGCTCGGGTTCTGAAGCGACACGCTTAATAGGTCTTATGGTCTGTGCGGGAATTCAGGAGAAGATTTTTACGCAAGAAGATATACGTAACATGCGCCAATGGTTCTTAGATTTAAGAGAAAAAGGCACTTTTACATTTAATTTAAGCCCTCACATAATCTACCTTGCAAAGGCCTCATTGATTAGATATAAGAGAAACAATGATAATTATGTTGTCGATCTCAGCGCCATAAACAAAAGTTGGTTCGATATCAACGAGGAAGTATATCAATCTCTTTATTTCAAGCATCCTCAATTCTATCTAGACCGTCATGAGAATCCTGAGCTTTGGAATGTAAGACTTAAATCAGTAGTCAAAAAAGCAAGAACTATATTAATTAAAGACTCTGGGACGTCAACATTTGACAGATCAATTCTCAACGAAAAATATGAGATAGCTACTCGAATGGCGAGACTGATTCGAGACTACCACCCTCGACTCCGTATGATTATTAGTTACACCCCTACATCTATTAAAGCAAACAACCCACTCATGGCTTTATCTGCATTATTACTACATGTTTCAGATTGGAATATTCAGGAAAGCTGTAAAAAAATCCAAGCGATTTTAGCAGTTGAGAAAGTTGACGATAATTCTGCAGGAAACATTATTGGATTAAACCCATTCATCCACCACAGCGCTTGGGTTCTTGTTAAAGCGTTAAATGACTTACATTCTAATTTAGACAAAAAAATTGATTTTGATAAAGAATTCAACAAAGAAAAAGAGAGGCTTATGAAAATTTACTATCCAAATGGTCAATAACAAGTAAATTCTTATCTCTACAGCTAAATACATACTTGAGCTGTGTTCTTACAAATTTTAATGATTACCGCTAATATATCTCGGAGGTCAAATGAATATAACGGATTTTCTAAAAGGCTACAGAAACCACCCAATATTATTTGTTGGAGCAGGTTTCAGCATGAGATACTTATCAATTTCTTATAGCTGGCCGGCACTCTTAGAGAAAATTAGTATTGACCTGACAAATTCTAATGAACTCTATAAAGATCTTGTCAGAGAAAACAGCAATAAAGATGGTATTGTAGACCTTCCAAAAGTAGCAACGCAATTAGAGCAAATTTTTGATGCAACACTAAAAGCAGACAGGAACGGAAAGTTCAAATATATCAATGACTTATACTACGAGTCAGAAGATATATCCTCAAATATCAGCAGATTTAAAATCTATCTTTCACAGGTGGTTAATATCACAGATTTAAAATTAGGAGTTCAAGATGAAATATCTGAATTAGTAAAGGCCTCAAAAAACATTGCCTCTGTGATTACGACAAACTATGATAATTTTATCGAAAGTGCAATTGGTTATAATCCTGTTATTGGAAATGATATACTTTTAAGCAATCCTTATGGTTCTGTTTATAAAATTCACGGATGCGTTAGCAAACCAGAATCCATAATAATAACCAGTGATGACTATATTCATTTTGATAAAAAATATGAATTAATTCGTGCTCAACTCCTATCCTTGTTTATACATAATCCGATTATATTTATGGGATATAGAATAGGTGATCCGAATATAAAAAAAGTATTAAAAACAATATTCTCATACATACCACCTCGTTCTAAAATTGCAGAAAAAATAAAAAACAACTTCCTTCTTATTGAAAGAGAAGAAGGTATTGATAATTTAAACATTGTCTCTCACGATCTCGAAGTAGAAGATGCAGGGTTAATTAGCATTAATAAAATCGTTACAGATAACTTCTCAGATATATATAAAGAACTTGCTCAACTCCACTTACCAGTTTCGGTAATGGATATACGCAGAGTAGAGAGTATCTTTGGTAAAATAAAGGAAGGTGGAGACATAAAAGTAAAACTTGTTGGGGATTTGGAGACACTCAGAAATGATGAGCTTGTTCTAGCCGTCGGTTCTGTTAACTCTATAAAAATATACATGCAAACACCTCAGGAGATGATGGAAAACTATTTTGATCTAATTTCAAATAAGGAATCACATGTTGTCGAGTTGCTTGACAAGTTCACCATCAATAAAAGATCATATTTCCCAGCTTATGCTTTTCATAAATTCAGCCCAGGTGTTAAATGCTTAACATCATTAATGAAAAATCAAAAAAGATTAATAAATCTAAACTATTCCAGGTTACCCAAGAATCAAAGAATAGTAGAACATACCATTGAAGATATTTACGCTAAACATTCTGATAGTTATAGCAAATTACAAAATATTATTTTCTTCAATGCTCATGATGAACATATACCCTTAGAAGATTTAGAAAAACATGTCCGGGAGTTTAAGGACAAATCTCATACTGATTATCGGAAACTTTTAGCATTATATGATTACCTCGCATACAATGTATAATTATATAAACTATCATTGTGACTATAGTTAGGTAAAACTGCAACTGATGGTTTTATACGATTACTAGTTGCAACCGCAGTTTACAGATCACATCAACTGTAACTTAGAGCGTTTAGAGCAAAAAATTCCCGCTGGCTGTGCCGGCGGGTGACAAGTTTTGACAGGTGCTGCCAACGCTCTGCAATTGAAGCTTTCTGAAACGGTAGCGGTTGACACTTTCCCCAGGTAAGGCATAACAAACCATAACAGGCTGACAGCTGCCCTGCTTCGCATCAGTCCTTTACACGTTGGCTGCAGCTGTTGTGCGTGAGCGTTAAGATCCGTTAGGTTGAGTTGACACTTTTCCGCGAAAAACCTTAACAAAACTTAGCATTTCTAAGCATGGCAACTTGACACTTTTCGCGATTTTTTCGGCCTTTTGATGTGGCAAACATGGCGCAAGACCAGTAATGGCGGGGCTTACAGCGAGGTTGACACTTTTTCGTGTTCAGAGTGTAAAGTGTCAACCTTGCAAGCTGCTCAACTTGACACTTTTTGCGGCCGTTAATGACCTGTTTTCTCCCATTCAGCCAGGGCGTTTAGTCCTGCCTCGCTCCATGATTCAAGTTCATCAGGATAATCACCTGCAACATAGCAGAGTTCACAGCGCAGCATACGAATTGCCAGCCTGGCATTACCCCGCAAATTGTATTGTTCAAAGTAATGCTGTCCTTCATCATCCTCAAGGCAGATAGCACCATCATCAAGAAAGTGTGCTTCCCAGCCTAATTCCCCGGCTGCATCCTGCACACGCTGCTTTATGTCATCGTCCGTTACTGGCGCAGGAATTTTACCGTCTCTGTCCCTGACAGCTTTCCAGAACTCGCCCCACGTCATTTCCAGCGTTCTCTCAGGCCACATTTCAGAAACAGTGTCTTTTCCCTGTGATGATGGGCTGTTTCGCCACTCTGTAGCCTCCATATCAATTTTTTTACCCGACATGACCACCTCGCCTTTCTCGATCCAGTCGTAAACTGTCTGGCGGCTTACACCTTTGTATTTGGCGTATTCGGCTTTACTCATCAACATGTGGCTCACCTCATGCATATACGATAAACATTCACTTCATGCGAAAAAGGAATTCGTTGTGGGTATGGCGGAGAGGGGCAATCACCGCCCCTTGCGGATTCAGTTACGCCAGGATGGCTGGCTAAGCGTGGTTTTCATTACATCGTTGACGACCTGTTTTACGATTTCTGTGTTGGCAGTCGTGCTTTCAACATCAACAAAACCATAATCGCCAATTTCCACCGTCAGAGATTCCAGTTTTTTCCCCAGCGCGTCTGGCAGCTCTCCACTGAAACGGTGCTGAAGATTTTCCACCAGCAAATCCCTGAATGCCTCACTGTTCTCTTTTTTCTGCCATAGCTGGCGTTTATCCACTCTGATATTTAATTTCACAGTTTCACCTCTTTAAGTGCCTTGTCCATCAGTTGCCTGGCAATAACATGAATCGACGGGGCCACACCAAGCACAGATTTTTGACGCTCTTCGTCCTGGATGCGCTGTAATGCTTCAATCTGCTCACGAGCGAGTAAAACGGGTTTTACGCTGGCTTTTCTCATAATCATCTCTCCTGATCAAAGCAATGCTCATGATTGCATAAACTGAAATAACAATCCATTTTATTGCAATTTGTGAAACATTTGCGCGTAATGTTCACGTTCTTCCCAATGACTTCAACCACCTGAAACCCCCCCCCGCAACACTGCTGTCTGTGGGCTTTTTTGCTGACACAAAAAAGCCGGGTAAAATCCCGGCCTCTCTCATGGATTGTAATTTTTTGCCCCGGGGTATTTCCTGAATGCCTTACCATTGGGCTGATGTAATCCCATACCAGCATGTGCCTGGCTGATGGTTTCGCGCATCTCTTCGAAATTATCCAGCTTTGCTGGTGGGCGGGCTGCCTTGCGGATACATTCCGCGCGACGTTTTGCCGCCTCCTCCCGAGCCTTATCACCATCCACTCGCATTATGACTTCTGCCCATCTTTCCGCCGCTCTCCGGTACAGACCACGCGCTTCCAGTGCTTCCGCTTTGCTGTCGTGAATCATGCGCCTGTTTTCTCCTTTGCTGCCCGGCGCTGACGTTTGCGCTTCTCATTCAGCGCCATCAGCCGCATTTCTGCCTCGTTCTGTTTCTGTGGTGTCACCTCGCCGCACGGCTGGCCTTTCAGGTCATAGCGCACCCCACCAGCAACCAGGGCTCGGTAATAGCGCGGTGACTGCGCATAAGATGCCAGTGACGCACGTAATGCCCCTGGACCGAATGCCAGCTCCCTGACGGCGATATCCTGCACCAGGTCATTGAATATCCCCACCTTAAGTGGCTTCGGTGCTTCCCTGCAGAATAAGTCAGGCCACAACTCAGTGAGGCGGTTAACGCGCCTGCGGTTTTTGCGCTGGCGTTTGGTCATATGCCGCCACGGTGTCGCCCCTGTGGGCTTCTGCTGCGCTTTCTGGTTACCGGGCATCACTTTATGTGCCGATGTGGTTTTATCCTGCTTCTGTGCCGCCTGCGTCGTTTTCTGCGGCGTGCCGTAAATACCTTTCGGTTTTCTGTTAATGGTCAGTTTTGTCATGCTCTGCCCCATTATTGTTGCCGTCATATCGGCACGTAAAAATAAAACTGTCTCATTGTCAGTTACCTGTCAGCTTTTATGCCTTTTCCGGGTGGGATGGCTGACAGTAGTCAATCGTAATACAAAATTTGAACAATCTTTTTTCTGTACTCTATAAGGCGTAAAAAAACATTTTTTACCGGGATATCGGGATATGAACAAAAAAACTTATTTATTTCATGGTGTTATGTGATTTTTCATATCCCGCCATATCCCGGTAAGTTTTTTTTTGCTTATGCATCAATAAGATATTGCGGGATACATTCCGGGATACGGTTATTTTGTTTGTTTTACAACCACTCGTAAACCTAAATACCGGGATACGGCGGGATACAGCGGGATACGACAACAACACATAAATAACTGATATTTCTGCAATATATTTTTCATATCCCGATATCCCGCATATCCCGCGATTTTTGACCCTCTGCGAGCGTAGGTTGTGCTATTCGTCTTCTGCCTGATCAATCAGCACGATAAATCGCTGCTGTGTTCCGTTAATCTTCACTGTTTTCGATGTCCAGCGACCAGGTTCTGCACAAACCAGCATTCCGGCTTCTTCCAGCGCCTGACACCCAAAGTTCCTGGATATACCGCATAAAATTTCGCTATCAAACACTGACGGGATAATGTGATATTCGGGTTTTCCATCCTCACGCTTACCGCTGACAAGATAGCCTGCAAGATTGCTTATACGGGATGCATAGTGGTTATCCATATCCCCATTGCTTTTCCCGTAGGTATAAGGCTGAAAACGACTCAGGGCATGGCGCTGAATAAAGTCACGGGCGCGACTGATGACCTGATATTTTTCCCGGTTTTCCAGCCCGAAATCCTGTAGCCAGTCATCAAAAGCCCGTTGCGTTGCTTCCCGGCATTCTTCAGCTGTCCAGCCAGTAATTGCGGTAGCAAGCTCTCCGGCTGCATCCAGCATGGCGAATCGCGATGCCACTCGCCTTACCTGTGACGAGGCATTTTCAGGCAGATTTCCCAGCCAGGCATTTTCTTTATCTGAAGTGGTGTTGATAGCCAACTCCTTGTGAGCGGATAACCAGCGCACCCACTCACGTCCCGCAGCGCCACAATAATTTGATGAAAGTCGCTTTATGGCCCTGGCATGTTGATCACCATCGTCATAACCGTTAAACACCGTTGTATCGGTAAAGGGAATGCTTAGCAGTCGCACCAGTTGCCCTGCCTTTGGGGCAATTCCCCCTTTTAACAGGAAGGTTTCAAAATCTTCTTCTCCGGTGCTTAGTGCCGCTATTTTCCAGCGCATTACCGCACGATTGCCGCCGTCCTTGCGCCCCTGAATCCTGCCCACACCGTTAAACAGGCTGTAGGCGGATTGCGCAATGTCATTAACCCTTCCTCCCTGACCAATTTCATCAATAGGGATAAAACCGTCATTACGTGCAGCGGCTTCCACTGTCAACCCGTGCCGGGTGGCATCCCACGAGAGTTTAAGCATTTCAGGGTCGCCATAAAGGCTGGTGGCGGCCTCCACAGTCGTGGTTTTCCCCGCTGACGACTGCGCGAAAAGATGAATACCAAAACAACTACCCCCCACAAGGGAATTTAGCGGGGCTGCCAGCCCGACCAGCACCCCAAGCATCATTGAGTGATTGCCACGCATCAGAGAAGCAACATTATTTCGCCATTCATGCACCGTGCCCCTGACAATATAGCCTTTGATGGCGGCAGATCCGCCGCAGAATGCTACGGGACGATCAGGCACACCAATCACCTCGCCATCAGGCATAACATAGGCTCCACAATGCCAACCTGCTGTTGATGTGACCTCCCACACCGTGCGATCTCCATGACGTTGCAGGTATTCCGCCAGTTTGTTCAATAAATGGGCGCTGGTAGTGATTGCAACTCCCCGCCCACGTAATCGCGCCCATCCTGCGGGCATACCGATTTCATTGCGCGGCATCGCTTCGTAAATAATTTTTTGTGTCCCTTCCGGGATCATTTCAATAATCAGATACGCCTCCCTTCCGTCATTACCAATACCTGCCGTGCGCATCCGGTCACTCAGCCAGGTTTCTTTATAATTCATCTCCTCTGCCCTGGTGTTGGGGATTGGCTCGATATACCAGAGCGCCCCGTCTTTTTCGGTAATATGCGGTTTCATGGGGCCTGTTTTACCGGGTGAGCCACCAGCTATTCCGATTCCTTCAGTCAGGGTTTCCCCGCGCTCTGCCTGTTCACGGATCCGTTGCAGGTAGTCGCGCCAGTTCTCCGGATCCTGGTCAGGGATACCTTTGTATAATTTCGCATCCTTTACGCCAGCCAGCGCCAGCCTTTCAGCGATAGCATTAATCTGGATTGGTTCGATCTCCCCCGCGAGATAGACGCGCGCAAAACGACGTTCATCGTCGACAATGCGGATATTAGCCAGATCTGCCAGTTGCTTTGGCCCCAGGTAAACAGGCGGCACGCTATCGCCATATTTCCGTCCTTCGCTTTCAATCCAGTGTTGAGCGTGAGCGTAAGCATCCATCCCGGCAAAAATGATTGCCTCAGTGAATTTATCCTTCGGCTGATATTTTAAATTCGGCGCGTTTTTCACTTCTTACCCCCAGCTACCAACATTGCCCGGATTTTTTTAATACTCGAGGCTGCACGTCTCGCTACTGCCTGTTCTTTGTTTTCCACCAGAATAAAATCACGCTCAAACTGACGGCGCGGCATTACGCAGTCATATTCGTAAGCCTCACGGCGGTAGGTGATATTTCCTGGCGTAACGTGACGAATAACCACTCGTCCCCCACGTCTGGTGTCGCGGTAAATATCGCCAGAGCGAATTGCAGACCGAGAGAGGCCGCTGGCAGTAAAGCCAGAATTTTTCTTTTTCATGGTTTTATTTTCCTGTCAGCAGTTCCGGTTTTATTCCTGCACGAATACAGAGTTCAGAAAAGCCTTCTACCGTACTTACTATTTCATTATTTCGCAGTCGGCATTGTGATTTCACTTTCCCTTTATCCAGGTAAACCAGTACGCGCCCGGTGAAATCATCTGGCACATTCAGGGTAATTGTCATTGTTGCTGGCTGATTACCCATGACTTTCCCCCTGAATGATCCGGTAATCGCAACGGGTCAGCAGTTCGCTAAATTCCGGTGGTGTGCCGAAACAGCAACCAGCTCGTAGCTGTTCAGAGGATACCTCAACGCCTTTTTTGTAGTGATTCACCATACGTCCGGTAAAGTGCGGATCATCATCATGATGACACCTTAACGGCTTAATAAGTCGTGCACATCCAGCCTGCTTCCTCAATGCTTTTACGCTCCCGGTAAATTTCTCGTCATACTGAATGCGGTTAAGGTCAGAGATTGACAGATTAATCATGGCGCACCTCCTGACGAATACGGGCGGCGAATACAGCGACACAACAGGACGGGCAATGGTTACGCGCTTCGCGTTCCGTCCAGGCGGTGACGTGGATGATTTGGGATTCTGACGCGCCAAAGATGATAAAGCGCCAGATAAAGACAGTGTGAGAATGTACAAGGGTAGGGACTGTAGCCATATTGGCAGCCTCTTCGTTAGGGTTAATAAACCCACCGCAGGAAACGCCAATTTCGCTGGCGGTGGACTGTACGGGGTTGGCGTAACCGGTTAACGAAGAACCCGGCGCGGATTGCTCCGCCCCCATACAGCCCACCATTGATAAGGTGTGACTATCCGGCACAAAAAAACACGCAGGGCGCGTGTTGTGCGCTTCGTTAAATACCAGGACGCCAATCCCGGCACCAGATTTTGCTGGTGCGTATAAATCATAGCCCTGGCTGGCAGTGGCGAGCAACAGGTTTTTTACATCGGGTTTATTCAGGTTGTGCGAGTCCCGCCCTTGCGGGTGTGGGGTATAATTTCTCATAGCTACCTCGATAATATTGCTATCGTTGGTGGTTAGAGGCCCTGCCAGTGGTACCGACACTTGCAGGGCTTTACTTTTTGCTCTGATTGTGTGTAATGTGTAATTACACATAAATACATTACATGAGGTGTAATTGACGTGTCAGCACACAAAAGCGAAAGGCGTGGTAATCCTCCGTTCCAGTTCCGTTTAGATCCTGACTTACGGGAAAAGATGGAAAAAGCACAACAACAGGACGGCGATGATTCTCTTGCAGCCTGGATAAAGCGAATAATCCGCAAAGAATTACAGCAACGCGGCATAGAATCTAAAGGATAAAAACTATCAGTGCCGTGGTGTGAGGAACTACGGCGCATTGCTATGCAGGAGGCCATTATGAACAATAAAAAGTTAACAAAAATACCATCACCAACCCGGAAGAGACGTCGCAAAAATATGACGCGCGAGCATGAATCAGACAGATTCGCGCCGTGTGCGTTTGTCCTTGAGACGTTCCTGAAAGAGTACAGGCGCACAAAATTAGGGCCACATACCTGGAAAACATCGCGGCATGGCGATGTTAAAGAGCAGGAATAGCCCACCAGCAAGCCAGCATATTCACCATAATGCCCCTCAGTTAAATCTAGAGTCATTGGTGCAAAGCTGACACATTGCCCACCAGCCGCAAATGTGGCATTGTTGGTGGTGCGTTCAAGTATGTAGCTTTCCCACTGGCGGCCCTCTGCGGTCGCCTTTGTTTTATCCAGAACGAAATCAGACATCAGATTGATCAGCACCTGGCAACCAGAAAAAATTGCATCAGTCGCGCCACCAGCAGTATTTTTTGCTTTCCAGACAGCTTGGCCAACGGCATTTTGCAGCGAAATATTCTGCATTTCTGGCTTACTGTGATAACAGTGATCAGCGCCTTCACTCTGTACGACCACAACGCTATAATCTGCCTCGTAGACAGTAAGCAATATGGCGCAGTAAGCGACTTGTTCACAAAGGCGCTCCGGCAACGGGGCGCTTTTTCTTTTTGTAACGGTCAGAGCGTTACACATGGCTGTTTTCCTCCATGCGACGGGCTAACCAACGCTGCGAAAGACGAATTAATTCAGCTTTCCGCTGGTGGTAGTCCTGGCCTAACTCAATCAGCGTGATATTGCTCTGCTCAAGGTAAGAAAGATGCTCAAGCTGCAACGTGCTCATGTGGTCGCGTGGTTCGCCTGTGATGCCGTTCGCCTGCGCCCACTGTTTTGCAGTCATGCCACCCAGCACGATACGCGCCAGCATATTGGCTTCCGTGGTGTAGTGGTGCTGTAGAGTGTTTTTACCCAGCTCAGCCCGGTACGCCTCCAGCGCGGCACACATTGGCTTAAAGTAGCTGGCAACTGTGATACGGGCTTTCAGTTCCCGGCGTAACACTGCGGACCGCACTGGCGCTACCTTGTGTAGCTCCTCCTCGCATTTGATAAAGTACTGACGAACGGCGCGCCCCTGTTCGGTGCGCTCGACCATCGCCAGTTCTTTCGCCATGTTGATAGTGCTCAGGTAGTCGTGCTCTACACGTTGGCGAGATTTTGCGCTCACCGGATTGGGGGAGGTCAAATTTTCTACGAATTCAAAATCCACGCCCTTTTTAAATCCGTACTCATCAATGCGTCCTTTAATCCAAGTTGTGAAATCACGCTTCACACCCAGCACCTTATGCAACGCTCTGGCGCTAACAATATTGGTTTCACGCCCGCCAATAACGCCGGAACTAACTGGGATAATTTCGCAGAAATTTTGTTGGCTCTGGTTTTCAGGCCGAACGAAGCCCTGCCCCTGTACGGGCGTTTTTCGCAGTTTCATAAAAACTCCTGCTATCGAATTAAGTTACTTTTTATTTGCTGGTGGATAGCTGGGACTTCTGGCCCCGTAGCCATTTAATCAGGTAGCTGTTCCGCGTGATTCCGCAATACGCTGATTAATCCACTCGTCAATTTCACTCTCAACGAAAGCAATCGCTCGCGAGCCAATTTTAACTGATGCAGGAAATTTACCTTGCCCCATAAGGCGATAAATCCATGCCTTGCTATATCCAGTTCTACGCTGAACTTCCGTTAAACGAATAAGCGTATTTGACATATATTTACCTCATAACGTCTACTCAATTTGACGAGGTAATCATGGCACAGAAATAACGAATATTTTAATGCTCTCAGGTCTAATGGTAATCGGGAATATTTTTACCCTAAGGGTAATAGTAAAATTGATGGGAAAGCATACAAAAATACCCTAAGGGTGAGGTCTGATTACCCTTAGGGTGAGACGCGAACAAAACATGAGATACCACTAGGGTAAGGCTTCATCGTTTGATAGGACAGGCGACAAGCTCAATAGATGCGGCCTGTCGGGAGGTAAAACCTCGTTTTTCAAGCTCAGTAGTAATCGCGCCCTGGTTTCCCCTAGTTGCGCGATCATTCTCTGGGTCGTAATTGGCCCACTCTCTGTTTCTAATATCGATAGCCAGATACAATGGGTCATCATCACGATACGCCTTTAGCAAAATCGGGCGCTCCTTTTCTAACTGATTTACCCGCGCCCTTAACGATTCATTTTCTTTTTCCAGCATTGCAATTCGGGATAAAAAATCATCATCTGTACGCAACTCTTTATGTTCAATATTGCTTCCTTGCGCCTCGTTATTTTCAGAAGAGTCAGCACATTCCAGATTCATTAACCCGTCAAGGATTTCTGGGAAAATTTCGAAAATTTCATTTCTTCTGAATCCCATTGCCTCAAATTCGGCATCTTCCCAATAACCAGATACCAGAAAACCACTCTCATCCCTCTCACAAGGTAAACAACCACGCTCCCTAACCGTATCCAGTTTTGCATAAAGAAAGTTAAAATCAGATCTCCACTCAAACGGATCCGAAGAATAAAGCTCCACCTCATTTAATGAATTTACTGTGTACAGGGTAATGCCTGGATTTACTGTATTTATTCTCTTGAGTATCCAGGTAATGACTTCTGAAATATTAGCATCAACAACTTTAAATACATCATCAAGAAAATCACGTAAATAAATAAACTCTTTTTTGTATTCATTTAATTCGGCATGAATATCAACCATACGCACACCTCTGCGCCCTCTACCGTAGTGGCTGTGCCAGTCCGCCGAGGTGTACGGATTTTCGGGAGCGACCCTAGACACAGCCTTTTCTTAATCGCTCAAAGTCTACTACTGTATACTCAACCAGTCACCCGCATTTTCCGAACTCACAATGCACCACATTTCCGCCATGCTCGAGCGAATCCATATAATCAGCGTACCACTGAAGCATTTCCCGCCGCCCATCCAGATATTGCGCATGGTTGTATGTGCCACGAATTGAGTTTTTATCGACGTGCGCGAGCTGCGTTTCTATCCACGCAGTGTTATAGCCCTGCTCATGCAAAATGGTGCTCATAGTGTGTCGGAAACCGTGGCCAGTAACCTTTCCGTTATAACCAATGCGCTTAAATACTTGGTTTATGCTGGCCTCACTCATTGTTTTTCTTGGATCATTACGACCAGGAAACATAAGCGGATAATTGCCAGTTAGTTCTTTAATCTGCCCAATAAGCGAAAGAGCCTGCTCAGACAATGGCACTATATGAGGGCGACGCATTTTCATGCGTGAGGCTGGTATTTCCCAGACCGCCTTATTGATATTGATTTCATCCCAAAATGCCCCGCGGAGTTCGCCGGTACGCAAGCCGGTTATAATCAGCAGACGAGCGGCTAAAACTACTAACGCGCTTCCTGTATATCCTGACAAAGCCTTGAAGAAATCAGGCAATTCCTTTGGTGTGAGGAAAGGATAATGATTGGAGTCATGCCCTTGCATCGCACTGGTGAGATCCGGAGCAGGGTTATACTCAGCACGGCCGGTGACTATTGCGTAACGGAAAACTTCCCCGCAGCGCTGCCTAACCTTTTTGGCCTTTTCTGTAGCGCCGCGCCCCTCAATGCGCCGTAGCACATTCAACAGTTCAAGCGGTTTGATATCAGCTATTGGTTTTTTGCCAATGTAAGGGAACACATCTTTGTTGAAAGCCTCCAGGATGTCTGAAGCATACCCAGCAGACCATTTTTTTAGTTTGCTGCTGTGCCACTCAAGGGCAATATCTTTGAATGTATTGTTTAACTGAGTTTCACGGGCAATCTTTTCTTCCCGTTTCGCTTCCATAGGATCGATACCCCCAGCGATCCCCCTTTTGGCTTCTTCACGTTTTGCCCGAGCATCGGCCAATGTGACTTCAGGATACACGCCAAGCGCTAACAGCTTCTCTTTGCCTGCTACACGATACTTGAGCCGCCAGTATTTGCCGCCATTAGGTTTAATCAAGAGATACAAACCACCACCATCAGCCAGCTTGTAAGGCTTATCTTTAGGTTTGACGGTGTCCACCTGGCGGGCGTTTAGTTTCACTTGGGGGTACCTCCTATAGACCGAACAACAAATACCCCCATAAGTACCCCCAAACGACCGTAGATTTCAGGGAACTTTAGTAGACGTAGAAATACTAAAAGGGGCTGTAAAGCGCAGAGTATAAGGGGTTTCAGTGAACTTTAGTAGACTTGGGGAAACGTTAGAATGGTGCCGATAATAGGAGTCGAACCTACGACCTTCGCATTACGAATGCGCTGCTCTACCAACTGAGCTATATCGGCCCTGAAAGGACATGTTCACGAACGTGAATCACGGTGGACAAGGTTAAAACTAACCGGGCGATGCGTCAATGGCCTTGTGAATCAAATGGCTACTTTTGCATCACCCGGTTTTATTTACGCACGAATGGTGTAATCACCAATGCCGATCCACTTGTAAGTGGTCAGTGCTTCCAGCCCCATTGGGCCACGCGCGTGGAGTTTTTGTGTGCTTACCGCCACTTCCGCACCCAGTCCAAACTGGCCGCCGTCGGTAAAACGCGTAGAGGCGTTAACGTAAACAGCGGACGAATCCACTTCGTTAACAAAACGCTGGGCGTTGCGCATATCGCGGGTCAGGATCGCATCGGAGTGTTGTGTGCCGTGTTCACGAATATGGGCGATGGCATCGTCAAGATCACTGACGATTTTGACGTTCAAATCTAATGACAGAAACTCATCGTCATACTCTTCCGCTTTAACAGCCACCACCTTCGCGGGGCCTGTCTGCAACTGCGCCAGCGCAGCTGCATCTGCGTGTAATGCCACGCCGCTTTCCTCCATTTGTTTGCTTAATGCGGGCAGGAAGCTATCGGCGATGTTTTTATTCACCAGCAACGTTTCTACCGTATTACATGTGCTCGGACGCTGAGTTTTCGCGTTGACGATCACTTTTAATGCTTCAGCAATCTCTACACTTTCATCAACATAAATATGGCATACGCCTATACCACCTGTGATCACCGGGATCGTCGACTGTTCGCGGCACAGTTTATGCAAACCAGCGCCACCACGCGGGATCAGCATGTCGATGTATTTATCCATACGCAGCATTTCACTGACCAGCGCACGGTCAGGATTATCAATCGCCTGCACGGCACCCGCCGGTAAGCCGCAGGATTTCAGGGCGTCCTGAATCACCGCCACCGTTGCAGCGTTAGTGCGACACGTTTCTTTGCCACCGCGCAGGATCACCGCATTACCGGTTTTCAGGCACAGCGAAGCGACATCAACCGTCACGTTCGGGCGCGCTTCATAAATCACGCCAATAACCCCCAGCGGTACGCGACGACGCTCAAGACGCAGGCCGCTGTCCAGTACGCCGCCATCGATTACCTGCCCCACCGGATCGGCGAGGTTGCACACCTGACGTACATCGTCGGCAATGCCTTTCAGCCGTGCGGGCGTCAGTGCCAGACGGTCAAGCATCGCTTCGCTAAGGCCATTGGCTCGCGCGTCAGCAACATCCTGGGCGTTAGCGTTGAGGATGATTTCGCTTTGTGCTTCCAGTTCACCGGCGATTTTTTCCAGCACGCGATTTTTTTCGCGGCTGGAGAGTTGCGCTAATTTATACGAGGCTTGCTTCGCGGCAATGCCCATTTGTTCCAGCAT